CTCAATGGCCACAATTACGATAAGCTGTTGATGCGCAACGGTGGTCAAGGGTACACTATAGACCTAATTAGGTGTGGCAAGAAGGCTGCTCTTAACAAAGTGTCCTTCTTATCCACTTCCTTGTTAGTCGAAAAGAATGTGTATCGCTTCCAGGATTCTGATCTCGTAGGCCTCAGGATCCCCAAGTTTGTCTGTAAGGACATTCGTCACCACTTTGGTGATCTTCCTTGGGTGCCAGCTGTCACACGTAGTGTTGCGCTGGCCTTTTGGCAAATGATTCCTGGTACAATGCAGCCCATGCGAGAGGTTGCCACAGGAACTGCAAGGGGGTTCAAGGACATAGTCCGCGCCACCGATTCAGTCCTTGGCAGAGACTACTGCACCGCGGATGCCATTAGCTACGACATTGCCACACGCAAAGGGATGTGTGGCTCTCCCATCGTGGTCATGGATAAGAATGTCACCGCCAAGATAGCCGGCATACATTGTGCCGGGTATGGTGGCAACAACACCATGGGCATAGCAGTGAGGGTCACTAGGGCCATGATCGATGAGGCGATTGCTGCATTGACGCCTGCCGCTGTCGAGCAAGGGGAGGTGTCCCCATTTGTACCGTTGGTGGTCCAATCCAATGACTGGGCCACCGAACAGGTCAATGTGGAGGCAATGCCTTCTACCAAACTTGACGATTGTATGGTAGTTGGGACCACGAAAGTGGCACGCCCAGCCTACCGCAGCGACATTTCGAAGTCACCCGTTCATGGTATCATCACTGGGGCGCCTAGCGAAAAGAAACCTGCTCGTTTGGTCCCCAAGGATGGGGTGGACCCTATCCTTAGGAATATTGTAGAATATTCCAAGGGTTATGTCGTCCCACCCAGCGATGTGCTACGAGGAGCTTCACTGTCCCTACTGTCCCACTATGCCTCTTTAGATCCCCCAAAACTTAATCGTTTTTTGAGTTTTGAGGAGGCTGTGGGTGGCACTCCGTTGCTGCCCAATATGAAGCCCATTGATCGTGGGACTTCATGTGGGTTTCCCGATAGGTTTTACCTTGGCAGGAAAAAGCGAGATGCATTCGGTTTGGACGGTGATTTTGTGTTCGACACACCTGATGCCAACGCCATTAGGGTCCAGGTGGATAATATACTGGATTGTGCTAAACATAGTGCTCCAGTAGCCATCTGTGCCGTCTTTCCGAAAGACGAGCTTCGCCCCAATGATCGAGTTAGGGACCTTAAGACGCGCCTTATCATGGCTGCCCCAGTTAGCCATTTGATAGCTACGCGCATGGTCTTTGGCCCCTTTATTGATTGGTGGTTGGAACCCAGGAACCGCTTACGTAATTTCACAGCCATGGGCATCAACATGGCCGATGAAATGGACCTTAAAGCGTACGCAGATCGTTTGGGTGCAGGTCATCCAGACTACCGTGTTATGGCTGGAGATCATTCAGGTTATGACAAGCGATTGTCCCCATTTCTTATGGACCACTTGTTTGACATTTTCAACACCTTATTTGGTGTGACCGGGTTGTATTCTCCAGAAGAAATGCGCCAGGCACGGAATCTGTTTATTGGCGCAACTCGGCCCTGTGTGCAATATGATGACCGCGTCGTTCAGTG